ATCCCGCTGGTGATCATCAGGTCCACCTCGTACAGGAGGCCGCCGCCCACCTGCACCTGCTCCGACACGCTCTCCCCGCCCAGGGAGGCCGTCACCGTCCAGGTGCCCACGTGTGGCAGTTCAAAGTCCGTCGAACCCGTACCCTGCAGGGTTGTTTCCGCTCCGTCCGAACAGGTCACGGACGCCCCCGTGCAGGTCGTCACGGAAATGGTGGGGCTTTGTACGCCGATGGCCTCTTTCAGCGCCTGCAGCGTGGTCCGCTTGCTGGCCGGCGGTGGCGTCGTAGAACGGGATCAGGTCCTGCGTGGTCATGCTCTCCGCCGCCGTCAGGGTGTTGGTGGGCGCCTGGTAGTCGGTGCCCGGCGTGGCCGCTCCCACGTTGTACGTTTCGCCCTCCTCGGTGGTGGTCTTGCTCCCTTTCAGCAGGCCCTCCACCTTGATGGCGTCCTGCTTGTCTTTCAGGGCGCCGTTGTGGGCTTCGGGGTCCTTGTTGTGATCGTCGATCAGCCCGCCCAGGCTCTCCTCCAGCTCCGGCTTTAGGGACCCGTTGAAGTATTCCGCCACCTCCTCGGCAGTCATCCATGCCTCCGCAGGATAGGACACCTCTACCTCCACGCCGGCGGTCACGGTGATGGAAACGGGGTAGCGGCGCACATCCGGGGCGGTTCCCTCCACATAGGCGCTCACATACTGCTTTTGCTCTCCCAGGGACCCATAATAAATCATGGTTTCGGCCCCGTTCTCTACCTTTCCGAACACGGCAAAACCGCCGATCCAGAAACCCTCCTGTAATCCGCCGTTCAGGTCGCTGCGGTATTCCACCAGCATGTTGACGGCGGCGCCCTCCACCGTTGGCACGGTGCTGGTTCCGTTGGGTCCTGGGTCAATGGGGGCGGTCAGCTTCCGGGCGGCCTCCGCGCTCTCCGCCGTGCCCTTGTCCATGACCACCTTGGTAATGGTCAGCTTGTCGCCGGCCACCATTTTGGCCAGCAGATTGTTGCCGGCCTCTGTAATGACAAATCCGTAAAACATGGTTGCCTCCTCTTACTCCGCCGCCGGTATGGCGGTCTGTGTGATGGTTCCGAAAACCCCGCCCGCTCGGATCGGGGCCTCCATGCCGTAGTCCATGGGCGCCGCCGGCAGAGCGGTGGACATGTAGCCCCGCCCCATGGCGCCTGTGATGGTCAGGGCCGCCGGATCCATCTGTGAAATGGTGATAATATCATCCAGCCAGGATGAAAGGCGCTTGACAGATGCCAGGACCCGCCGGAACTCCTCCAGCTCTCCCGGCCCTACCTCGCCGCCGTCCCCCACATAGGCCCGGAAATGGTGCGGATCGCCGTCGTACTCGTACCACTCCTCGATGTACCCGGTTTCAAAGATGGTTTCAATAATCCGGTTGACCGCCGCCGGGGTGCCCATCTGTGTGTAAAACAACAGGGACCCCTCGATCAGTGCCCGCTTGGTCTTGACAGAATAGTTTTCATCATAGGACGGTGTGCGTAGTTCCACGGCCATGTAATCCAGCAGCCACTCCGGCATGGTGGCAATGGCCGCATAGGTCCTGGCTGCGTCGGAATAGGCGCACAGTTTTTCCACCTGTCGCCCCACAGCGTAGGCAATCGCCTGGACCTCCGCCTGGCTGGCCAGGTTTTCCGGCATAATGTCTGTAAAGCGGCTCCCGGAAAGTTTAATCATCCTCCAGCCCTCCATAGGTCACGGTGGCCTCTTCCTGGAGGGCGGACACCTTGGTGGCCGCCACGGCGGTGTATGCTGGGGCCGTCACGGTCACCCGCTTGGCCCCGGCCTCCATGACCATGGCCACCAGCTTGGAGGGGTTTATGTCCCGTCCAATGGCACGCTGCCAGGTCTGATAATCCGCCACGGCCTTGGCCACCGCCGCCTGGATGGTCACGGCTTTGGCGCTGTCGCTCCGGTTGATGTAATAGGTCATGTTGATGGTGTACTGGACTTCCTCCGGGGCCGATACATTGACCAGATCCGTCATGGGCCGGATCGTCTTGTCTTGCAGATAGCCCTTTAGCCCGTTGATCATTTCCAGCCCAGGCTTTGCCCCATCCGCCATGATGAAAACAATGTCCACCGTTCCGGCCTCCTGGTCGCTGGTGGCCACCACATCCCCAATAGCCGGGCTGTACGCCTTGGCGTGGTACAGGTAGCCGTCCTCCGGTCCCGCCGTGGAATAGGCGCCGGGTGCCAGGAAAACCCGCTCCGCCAGGTCCGCGTCGCTCTCGATCTCCGCCCCGCCCTCCGTGGTCGCGGTATTGGTTACGCTGGCCACATAGGGGACGGGATCCACCATGGTGGACAGTTCCCCGGCGGTCAGGCCGTTTCCGGCGCTTCCGGTTTCGGTGCATGTGGCCGCCACCTCCACCTCGGTGCCGCCCGGTGGGATCTCCGCGTATTCGTCCGTGGCAAAGTACACGGACCCGGAGGACGCCACCCTGGTGCCTTGCGGGATGGCCGTTGCCGTTTCCCGCTCCGCCGCCAGGGTAAAGCGCAGGGTACAGGTTGCCGCCGTGGCTGGGCTTCTGGTGACGCCCTTAAAAAGCGCCAGATTGTCCAGGGAGTCGGAATAGCTGTATTTCAATAGGCTTTGCTTTCCCTGCCGGTCTATGTACTGCATGGCCTGGTAGATCTGCGCCGCCGCGGCGTACAGGATCATGCGGTGGACGCTGGCACGGTCCAGGGAAACAGTCACGCCCTGGGCCTGCGTCATGTGTTCCTCATAATCGGCCACCATTTCGCTGCGCACATCTTCCACCGTCTTATTGTCAATAAAACTGATTTCCGGCGTGTTCTCGATTGCTGACATGTCAGGCACTTGTAATCACCACCTTGGGATAAAATACGCCCTCGCCGCCATGGGTCCATTGGACGGACTGCACCCGCACCTCCGGGATGAATTGGGCCGTCTTTTTCGTGATCTCCGCCGTGTAAAGGCTCTTTGCCACCTCCGGCGGCATGTCTACAAAATCCATGTTGATCCCAAATTCCCGATCCAGTGGCATGGTTCCCTCCCTGGTGGAGTAAAGCAAGGCCAGCTTTCGGTCCAGCTCCGCCATGGCGTCATTGGCAAATGTGAATTGCAGTTGAAAATCAAAAGGTGAAATATTCATGCGTATTCCTCCAGCGTGATGGACAGGGCGGCCTTGACCAGCTCCCCGCGGCTGAATATGGTGGACCAGGTTTCGCTTGATCCGGTCAGCCGAAACGGATTTTTTCCCACCGGCCTGTTGCCGATGACCAAATATTCCGCCGTCCCTGCCTCCACCATGCCCTCCACCGCCTCCAGCACGGACCTGGGTCGCACCCCCAGCCCGGCGGACAGGTATATGGTCAGGTTTACAGTCTGGAGGCCAGGGCCTAAAAACTCCGCCTTTGGCTTTGCTCCCATTGCTTCATGGATTGCCCAACGCCCAGAGGTTTCCCTGGTCATTTCCTGGAGGATCAGGGCGGTTTCGTCGCTCACCTCAAAGACGATTTTCCGCCCCAGCGTTCCAATGGTCACAGCTTACCCTCCTATCCTCACATCAGGGCTGCCGCCCGTCACGGTCCCGCTCCCGCTGTGCGCGGTCAGGGCGTCGCCCATGCGGGCCGCCGGCTTCCCGTTGATCCGCACTGTCCCGCTCCCGGCGCCCACGGCGCCCTGGCTGGATCCACAGCACCCGTCCCGCTCGGTGGTAATGCTCCCCACCGTAGCGGCGGCCAGGCCGTTGATCCGCACCGTCCCCGAACATGCCCCGGAGATCTCCCCGCTGAACGGCTCCGGGGCGTGGGGCGGCACATGCCCCATGTGTTCCCCTGCGGTGGTTCCCGCCACCGCGTCGGTTATTCTTGCCGCCTGCGGCATGGCTCCCGCCTCCTTTAGTTCAGGTCGATGGTGGCGCCGTTGATGGTCACCGCTCCGCCGGCCTCAATTTTGATGGCTCCGGCGCATTGGATGGTCAGTGTGCTGCCGTCATACCTGATCATGGCCTCCCCCGGCGTCCGGCCCAGGTCCTTGCGGAACAGGCCCTCCGCGCCCTCCGGGGGCTTGTTGTTGCCGGACCAGTACCGGCCCAGGACCAGTCCCGCCTCGGTCCCGTTGGACAGGTGCAGCACCATGACGGGATCCCCCACCTTTGGCATGTTGTACTCTGTGCATAGCATGGGCAGGGGGGCGGTCACGCTGTTGTCCTTGTCTGGGTAGACCACCCGCACCAGGCCGGCTGCGTAGTCGATGGATGAAACCTTGCCCACCCTGAAAATTTCATTTGCCATGTAGTCCTCCTCAATCCGCTGTCAGGGCGTTGGCTGCGCTGATCAGCAGGGTGTCCAGCCATGCCAGGGAAGTGTAGGCGGTGGCCCAGTAGTCCGGGGAGTTGATCACCCCGGTTTTGGTCAGCACATCCAGCGCCGCGTCCACCGTCGTGATACTTTTCCCGCCCAGGTTGACCTTGATCCGGGTTGCCATGTTCAGGATCAGCCCGTCCAGGTGCTTCACATCCTTGTAATGGGCCGCCCAATACTCCGGGGAGGCCATGACGCCCACGGCGGCCAGCCGCTCGGTGGCGTCCTTGATCACTTCCTCGGTCATGGCTTCCACCAGGGACAGCTCCAGGTCCATGGTGTACCCGGTCCCCACATGGTGGGTAATGCTGTCTATGTAATACTTCCCGGACATGCGCCCCAGTCCCACCACCGTGACGCACTGTGAGGCCACCAGCACGGCGTTTCCCGTGATGGTCAGGGACAGGGTGGTGGCGCCGTGGTTTGCCTTGTCCACCGCCGCCTGGATCCGCCGCTCCGCGTCGGCCAGGCTGTCCGCTTTGCCCGATTGTTTCAAGATCCGGCTGCCGGTGCCCACCGTGGCCTTGATCTCCTCCTCGGTGATCGGGTCCGTGTAGGCGTATTCCCCGCCTGTATAGGTCCCTGCCAGGGTCTTTTTCCAGTTCCAGCTTTCAATGTCGCTTTCCCGTATGGTCAGGGCCGGGTCCTTTTTCTTGTATGCCTCCCGGTCAAATACCACGATTTTTTGGGCGTACACTTTCATGGCATAGCCGTATGTGTCGCACAGTTCCATGTAAAAATCGCAGTCGGTTTGCCCGGACTGCTCAATGGACTGGATCGTGAAAGGCGTTCCCTCCACATCCCAGGCCAGGGCAATGCCCGCCCGGCTGGCGATCTCTTTCCCGATCTCCTGGACGGTTACCTTTTCCCAGGTCTTTGTCCGCTCGGTTTCCCGGAAAGCGCCGTCCGCCGGCACCGACACGGCGGAAATGGTCCCTGTAATAGGCCACCCCGCAAACTCGAAATTGTCCAGGATGAAAAACCCGCAGGGGAGGGCGCGATTGTCGCCCTCCCGCTCCCAGTCGGAGAGTTTTATGGTGGCCTCCAGCGTATCGCCCGCCAGGGGCAGCCACGCCACCGTCCATTGCCTGTCCCGGTCGTGGATCGCAATGTCCAGGCCGTCCGCCTCTCCGCTGGCTGGGTCCGTGTAGGTGATCTCTGTGTTTTGGCCCAGCATTTTGCTTTGAACTGCCGCGCCGTTCCAGGTCAGATCTACCGCCGCCCTGCGTGTTTTCATGCTCCCGTCCTCCAGATCGGCATGTTTTCTGCCTTGTCATCCTCCGGCAGGTCCGGTGTTTGAAGCACCGTCCCCGCCTCAAATACGAAAATATCCAGCATGGGGAGGTTGTTCTGCATAAGCCAGCCTGTATATGTTTCACTTCCATATACCTTGTGCGCGATAGCGTCCCAGGCGTCCCCCTGTTGGGTGGTGTAGGTTTTTGCCATGTGCGCACCTCCTTACGCCGGGGCAAACTTTTTGCGCCGCTCCTCGGCTTTCATCTGCTTGTACATCTTTTTGAACTCCGCAAAACTCATGCGGGCGGCTTCCACGGCCTCCTCCTTGGTGGTGTTGCCGTAGAAATTAAACACAGGGGACCACACGATCCGGTCCCCGTCGCCGTTCTCCTGGCCGCCTCCGCCGCCTTTCGGTTTCGGCTTGGTCCATTCATCCAGCAGGGCCGCCAGTTTAGACAGCGGCATGACCGCCTCCGGCTCTCCGCCCTCACCGATCATGGCCAGTGTGGGGGCCGTGGCAATGCCGCCGGCAGCCAGGGCCGGAATGGTCGGGATATTGAAGCCCAGGGTTGTGCCGCCCACGCCCGGCACCCAGTCCGGGATTGTTACGGAAATGCTGTTTATTTTGGAAATAACCCAGTTGATTGCCGAAATTACCGCGTTTATAGGAACTTTTGCCAGGTTCACGATCATGCCGAACACATTTCCGAAAATGTCCACTATGTTCTGCCAGGCGGCGCCCCAGTTGCCAGAAAACACATTGGTTACAAACTCGATCAGGCTCGTTAAAATTGCAATCACATTTTGGATGTACGGTGCAAATGCCACAAAAGCGGCCTCCAGTCCCGCCAGCACAACGCTGGCCAGGTTCGACAGAACGGGGGCCAGGCTGGTTGCGATCAGGCTCACCAGATTGCCAAACGCCTGTATGAGCGGCTGTACCTTTTGCCAGATCCCCATGGCCGCAGTGCGGAATTTTTCACTTCTGTTCCACAGGATCACAAAAGCACCCGCCACCGCCGCAATAATCGCTATAATGATGGTGAATTTTCCGCCCAGCAGGCCCACAACGGAGGCCGCCCTGCTTGACCGCCGTACCCAATACCGTGCCGATCCCCTTAATGGCCCCCGCTGCTTGCCCCGCTGTCCGCAGGGTTACGAAAGCCCCCGCTGCGGTGGCAACGGCCCCGGCCAGGGTCAGCAGCATGTCCTTGTTTTCCCCGATCCATTGGGCCGCTGTCTTGATCGTCGGGATGATATTGCTTTCCACATATCCACCCAGTTTTTCCACAGCGGTCTGCACATTTGGGATAACGGTTGCCGATAGGAAGTTCAGGCCGTCCAGTATGTACGGCTCCAGCTGTTCCCCGATGGTCCACAGGATCCCCTCCGCCTGGCGTTTCACTCCCTGCATTGCGCTTTCCAGGTCGTTGTATCGCACAGAATTGATCTGATCCAGTGCCCCTTTGGTGTCATAGGCCGCCGTGGAGGCGTCCGCCATTGCCTGCATGGCCTCCGCGCCCAGGTCCTCCCACATGGTTCCGAACAGGGCCACGCCCAGCGCGTCCCGCTTCACCTGATCGTCCATATCCATCAGGGTGTTTAACACATCAAAAAATGCCTTGTTTGCGTCCTCGCCGCCGCCGGCAAAGGTTTCCATCATGGCGTTGGCGTTGTAGCCCAAATCCTGGAACGCCTGCACCGTGGTGTCGCTCCCGTCAATGGCCCTTATGCTAAAT